CGTAATCAATTAAATATAAAAGGGAGAATGTCGAGATGACAGAACCAGAATTTAGCTATGAGACATGGGTAGAAAAGCAAGATGAAACTGTAAAAGAGGGAATCAATAAGCATTATGAGGGTTTATTGAATAGTGTAAAAGCTACAAGAGAAGAGAGAGATTCTTTATCTAAAGAGCTAAAGAAATTATCAAAAGAAGTAGAAGTAAATTCAGAGGCGGGAAAGCTTATAGGAGAACTACAAGATAAATTATCTGCCTCAGAAAGAAAAGCTAACTTCCTAGAACAAGCGGCTAGGGTGGGATGTAAGAAACCTACTGTAGCCTTTGCATTAGCTAATGCCGAAAATCTTTACACAGAAAAGGGAGAGCCTGACTGGGAGAAGATTAAGGAAACAGTACCAGAGTTATTCACTGTACAGAGTATCAAATCTGATGCTGGCTCAGGAACTAATCAAAAGCCTGAGGCAAACTTTAATGCAGAAATTAGAAAAGCTTTAAAAAATAAACACAGATAAAAATTTACTTGGGGGAATAGGAGATTTATAAATGACTACGTACAATAGTTTGATTGTTAGAAGTGAAGTTCCAATGGCTGAGGATAGAATCAATGAAATCTTCAAGTCTGTTGGCGATACTTCTGTTGTAATGGCTTTGGGTCGTAAATTGCGAAATATGACTTCTGGAGAATTGACGCTAAAGGTTATGTCAGAACTTCCTACGGTTTACTTTGTGGATGAACCCGGTGTTAGTTCTACTTATCCTAATAGCGATTTGAAACAGACTACTTCTGCTGCATGGCAGGATGTTACTCTTACAGCACGTGAATTAGCTGTAATTATTCCTGTGTCTCAGAATGTTATCAATGATTCAAATTTCGATATTTTTGCAGAAGCTAAAGAAGCACTTGTTACAGCTATTGCTGCAAAGATTGACTCTGCTGTTTTGTTTGGTACTCAATCAAGTGACTCACCTGATGCATGGCCTACGGGTATCTTTACAGGTATGCCAGCCGGTAATAAGTTTGCTTACAATGCTGGTAGTGGTGATATTTATACTAACCTCTTGGGTGACCTCAAAGCATTTGCTCAGGTTGAACTTGATGGTTACGATGTAAATGGTATTGTGGGAGCTTTGAGACTGAAAGGTCTTTTACGCGCTCCTAGAACTGATTCTGGTAGTGGTATTCCTCTGCTTACTCCAGTTATTCAAGACCCCAATAACTACTCTGTAGCAGGTGTTCCTGTTAGGTTCCCTGTTCATGGTGGATTTGATGCCTCAAAAGCTTTAGCTCTTGTTGGTGATTGGAGTCAGTTGGTTTGGTCTATTGCTCAGGATGTTAGATTTGATGTGTTTGATACTGGCGTTATCATGGATGGTAACAAGGCTATCATTCATAACCTCATGCAAGAAGATAAAGTAGCTTTGAGAGTTACCTTCCGCTTTGGTTGGCAACTTCCTACTCCTGCTACTCATATTACAGTTAGTGGTGTTCAGTATCCATTCTCTGCAATTACTCCTGCATAAATAAATTAGTTAGATGGGGGAATTTAGAAATAGATTCCCCTATTTATAAAAGAGGCTACAGTGACAATTACTTTGAATGATATAGAAAGAGTCTGGAGAATGACAGATGAAACAGCTTCGGGTATTTATGACCAAGCTACAGTTTCAGGTTATCTCTATGATTTTGATGAGGATAAAAACGCTGTAGCTAGCGTTATTTGGGCTGAAAAAGCTGCTTCTCTTCAAGCTACTAGTTATGATTTATCTGCTGATGGAGCTAGTTATTCTTACAATCAAAAGATGGAAAATGCGTGGTACTTAGCTAAATACTATGGTTCTAAAAGAAGTCCTACTACTTCACTATGGATAAAGTCTCCTGATGAGGAAGATGATTCTGATACTTTACAGGTGGGATAAATGACTCATTTGACTGATGAAGAAAAGACTTTACATAGACAAATAGCAGAAGATAGCTTTGAAGACTTATGTAATATTTTAGTCTGGAGTGGTTATTCAGATAGCTATTCAGATGGATTAGATTCTTGGCCTACTACGATTAGTGGTGTTCAATGTGGATTTAGTTATGCTAAAGCTTTTGAATCTGAAAGAGGGCAATTAGTTATTCTAGAAGATGAGGGAATACTAAGACTAAGTTTAGACCAAAGTATTAGTACTAAGGATAAAGTAGAAGTTAGAGATAGATTATTTACTGTAGATGGAATCAATGAGGGAATTACTTGTCTAATTGTAAATCTAAAGGGACTGGAAAAGAATGATTGAAGGTTTAGATGAATTAGTTTCACAACTAAAGAAAGTAAAGAATGTAGACCCTCATGACATGTTAGCAGGAGCTTTAGTTTTACAGAAACATTCTATGATAAATGCTCCAGTGAGAACTGGTTTCTTGAGAAATTCTCATGAATCTAGAGAGACTTCTACAGGGGCAGAGATGGCTGTTACTGCTTTATATGCGTGGTATCAGGAACTAAAAAAAGGCTATGTAAGAAAAGCTATTGATGAGAATGGGGAAGAGATAGTAAAGGCAGTAAAGGAACAAGTAGAGAAAGATATAAGGAAGAAAATCTAAATGGAATCAATATTGAAAACAGTTCTAGATACTACAAATTATCCTGTCTATTCTTTGTCTGTTCCTACTGATGGTTCTTATCCATGTGTAGTTTATCAAAGAATAAGTACTCTTCAACTTAGAACTAATGAAGGTAATGCTTTAGAGAAATGTAGATTTCAAATCTCTTGCTGGGGTAGTAGCTATGCAGAAGCTAAAACAGTTTCAGAAGCAGTAAAGACAGCTTTAGACCTAAATCAAATCAATTTCAAATTAGCTACAAAAGAAAATGAAATTGATGATAAAGAAACAGAAACAAACTTATATAGAAAAGTTCTAGACTTTTTTGTTTGGAACTAAGGAGATTTATAAATGACAGCTTTGACAAATTATGCATCCACTTTTACAAAAGGTGGAACTTCAATGGGGAAATGTATTGTGATTGATTTCCCAGAACTTAGCACAGACAAGATTCAAACTACTAATCACGCCTCAGGTGGAAGACGGGAATATATTCCCTCTAAGCTTATTGATGCCTCAGACATTACTCTTTCACTCTTAGTTGATACTGGTACTGAATTAGTCAATATCAATAATGAATTAGTAGCGGGAACAATCAGTCAATGTGTGGTTTCTAATCCTCAGGATACTATGACTTTCTCAGGATGGATTCAATCTGCGAAAGAAGAATCTGCTGATGCTCAGAATCCTGATGCTGTAAAACTTACTGCTGTGATTGTAGTTACTGGTGGAGTATTGATTTCGTAAGTAAGTAAATGGAGGAAAAATGAAAAAGAAACTTTTGACTAGAGAAGCATTTTTATCTGCTTCTAAACAACTAAATAAAGAATTAGTAATGCTTCCAGAACTAGGAGGGAGTGTTTATGTTAGGGAATTATCTGGTAAACAACTTCTTGAATATAACGAACGCATTGAGAAGCTCCAGAAAGATAACCCTGAATTGACTCCCTCTAGTTCATTAGAGCTAATGTGTCTATTGGTTTCTTTGGTTACTTGTGATGATGAAGGTAATCTTCTCTTTACTGAGGAAGATGTAAAAGAACTTGGAAACAATTCTTTTGCTGTTCTAAGTAGATTGACTTCTAAAGCTCTAGAGTTATCAGGAATCAATCCTAAAGCTATAGATGAGGTACTAAGTAACCTCCCAAACGAAAAGAAAGATTCTTCTACTACAAGTTAGCAAGTGAGTTACATAAAACACTAGAGGAGATTTATGAATTACCTGCTAGTGAAATTGAAGGGTGGAAAGAATTCTTTAGTATCTATCCATTTACACAAGACAGAGAAGATATAAGAACTGCTTTAGTAGCTTCCATTATTGTAAATGTAAATAGACATGATAAGAAAGACAAGCTGTTTACTATAGAAGATTTTCTACCTAATTATTTGAATGTAGAGAAAGTAACAGTAGAGAAGAGTCCAGAAGAACAAAGTAAAGATTGGGCCTCTTTCAAAGAACACTACCATAAGGTAAGAACAGAAGCAGGGCTGGAGTAAATATGCAATTACAAGATTTAGTAGTAGCACTAAAGCTAGATAAAACTGGCTTTGACGGGGGAATAGATAACACAATAAAAAAATTAGTTGGCTTTGCTGCTGTAGCTGCTGGTATTACTGCTGTAGTGGCTGTAATCAATAAAGCGGTTACTGCTACTTTCAAGTGGGCAGATGAAATAGACTCCCTTCAAGACATTATGGGGGGAACTAATAAACAAGCGGCTGCTCTAAATTTTGTATTGAGAAAATCCAAAGTAGGAACAGAAGCACTAACTAAAGGAATGACTATCCTAGAAAAAGGATTGGTAGATTCCAAAGGTAAGTTAGATACTATAGGAAAAGCTCTAAAGACTTTTGGTATCAATGCTAAAGATGCTAATGGTAAAGTAAAAGACCAAGTTACTTTGATTGATGAAATATCTAAAAAGTATAATGAGTTTGGTACTCAGACAGAAAGAGTAAACTTCCTCACAGAAATCTTTGGTAAGAGTGGAGCTTCTCTAATTGATTTCTTCGATACCTTAGCTAAAGACGGTGGAATTGATGCTGTAGCTAATAAAGTTGAAAAGCTAGGTTTAGCTATTGACCCAAACAGATATGAACAATTCAACCGTAATCTAGAGGAAATGAAACTCATAGGCTTGAGTTTAGCAGTAGCTTTTACT